CAATAAGAAGATATGAGACATGAGAATTATTAGATAAATCTTCCAGCTTCTCTAAATCATCAGCAGTAAAATTATTCAATGTAAAACACCAGTTTGTTTGTTGATTCATTTAGTAATTATCAAAATCATACCGCCTTTTATAGACGTGTCGGACTTTATTTATATTAAAATAAAGTTTTTTATTTAATTAAAGTTTTTTATTTATTTCTTTAATTAAAGTTTGAGCCATGGTTTGAGCCATGAGCCAAGGTGGGGGTAATACTAGACCCCACCTTTTGGCAACATTGGATCAAGTCCGCTAAGAGAGTTTTTTCTTATCATTGAAATCAGGTATGTTTGCCCTCAAGATAAATCGTATACCCGCTTCGCCGTCCCGAGCGGGGACGGGGTCGCTCTTTATTTAAGTAGGAAGAATTCCTGTTTGTTCAGTTGCCCATGAAATAGGAGCTGTATAAGACTTGTTAGTATTAATAATAGCTATAGTCTGACGAAATTCACACTCTGCTTGAACCAAAATATCACTAACAGTACTTCCAATCTTCTTTTCCAACAAAAATGCCTTAGTAAATCCACATTTAGGATCATAAGATAATACAGTATCATTGCTTCCACGATTACCTAGTAAAGACATATAAGAACTAAATGACATAACAAATGACTTACTTAGAACAGATGTTTTAATTTGACCAGGTTCAATATTTACCCATGAACTAGACACAATGTTTTTATAATCATTAGTTGTACCAGGATCTGTGGGTTTAAGAAAATATCTTTGAGCATAAGCATTGTAAGCAATTGGTTGTCCAGCATTAATCGTTCCTAATTGTCTAGTCCAATCTTTATATAATAGAGATTCTTCTGTTCTATTAGAATTTAAAATTCCAAGTAATAAAGGATTTCCTGCTCGTCTTAATAAATTATTTCCTTTAACTACCATCATTCTACCTTGAAGAGGAACATTATTAACATCGTCAGCTTCATTATCGGCTGCTACAGAAACAGTTCTATTTTGAATATTAAGTATAGATGTAGTATAAACATGAACTTTTGCATTAAATAAATCCAGAGTAATAGGTGGATGTTTAGATGCAGCAGCAGGTTCATATGCAGCAAACATAAATCGTGCATTACCAACATTAGTATAATCATTTACTTGAGTAGCCAAATAATAAGCTACTTCATCCCAAGTTTGATCTAAAGTAACAGAATGTGCTGTTGAACTTAATACAGTAGCATCCCAAGTAGCATAAAATGCCATTTCAAATTTATCTCCAACAGCTATAGCATAATTACTAACACGGTCACCAAAATCTCTTATAGACAGATTTAAAGCCAATGATATATACTTGACTAAAGCCCGCATTAAATTTTGTAAAGATACTTTAATAGGCATTGAAGTATGTGCAATTGCAACACTATCTGCCTTATTATCTACAGAATTTTCGCCTGGATTAAAAGTGATTTCTTGAACAGCACTTATACCTTTATTTTGCACAGTTTTGAAACTTAACTTACGGTTTCTCTTTTTATATCTTTTTCCCATACCAAAACGACCTCCTGATCGGCCTGTGCTACTAGACTTATATCTGCCTTGTCGGGTAAAATAATTTTCTACAGCGCGACCAACAGATGCATTTCCAGTTAAATATTCTGAACCAATAGCAGCTATTCGACCTTTTGTACTTACAGTGTTAGGTGTTCGATAAATGAAACCTCCTGCACTAGCTGCTCTATATGATTTAGGACTTCTCGAACGTTTTCGTTTAACAAAAGAACGACCTCTAGAACGTGATTTCCGTTTAAACATTTTTTATTTAAATAACGCGTATATCCCATCTATCCGCGCTTAATTTAGTCACGTCGGGGTGAAAATTTGCAAATATAACAACATGTGGCGTATTAAAAGTAACACACCTAACCTCGTATTTCGTACTTAGAAAATATCCGTTTTTAAAATTTTCCATCACATCATAAGCAACTATATCTTCTTTTTGACGTGCTAAATCGAAGAACACGACCTTTTCGTAGGAGTAAGCATAGTAGATATCGGCTGCTTTTCCTCCGTTGACGATATATTTTGATCCTGAGTAGTGTCTAGCAAAATAGCTTTTACCAGCATTACCAACACTATCGCAATACCAGATAATTTTACGTAAGTCCGGAGTTCCATCTAATAAAATTTTTAATTCAGTTTGCCATCCTTCACGGGGTATAAGGTTAGGTAAAACCACGAGTTTTTCTTTAAGCATTTTTAAATAATTGTCGACAAATCTTGGGTATTTGGCCATTATATCAGTAGCTTCCTCCATTAATTCATATTTGGTCTTTCCTGATTTAGCTAATTCTTTAAACTTTTCTAAGTCATTTCTTTGCCCTAAAATTTAATATTATTCGCGGTTTATTAAGAAGAAATTAAAATTTAACTCACCCCGATGTTTAGGGGTTCCCCATTCTTGAAAATTTCCTTCTTTCTTGCAATAGGCAATATTAGCAAACGCGCTTCCTTTACACGCTTCTAGATGAATTCTTTGAGATATCAGATCTTTAACATTATTAAATCTCATCTTTTTTGATAATTGAATGAAGCCTTGAATGTGAGGTGTTCCTGATTCTCCTGTTTCTTGTCCAATAAGAAGATATGAGACATGAGAATTATTAGATAAATCTTCCAGCTTCTCTAAATCATCAGCAGTAAAATTATTCAATGTAAAACACCAGTTTGTTTGTTGATTCATTTAGTAATTATC